AAAAAATAAAAAGGACAAATAATATGAGAAAAATTATTCAAGAATTATTAGACAGCCCAATGTCTACATCTGCTATTTCGCAAGGCGCTGGAGTCCCTTGGACTACTGTTTCTGACCTTAGAAAAGGAAAAACAAGCATGGACAAAATGGCTCTTCTCACAGCAGAAAAACTTTATGAATTTGCTACAGCTGATAAGCAGTGATTTCGGTCACTGCTTTTATTATTGCAAACAAAAAAACCGCAAGCTATTGCCTGCGGTCAGTGTAATCTAATTTGAAAGTCCTTTCTGTTTTTTTATTTTTATTCTTTTGGTTTGTCGACGACGGTCACAAGTCCATCTGGTTCTGTTTTGAATGCTGGATCTGTATGAAGTTCACCGTTCGCCTTCAAGTAATACCAGCCGTCGCCTGATTTGACGAATTGTTTAGATAGCATGTAGCCGTCTTTTTCTTCCATGAAATACCAGGTTTCACGATATTTAACCCAGCCAGTGGCCATACGACCATCTGATTTGAAGAAATACCAGCGATGGTTAAGGAACATCCATCCTGTGACCATTGCGCCGCGTTTATCAAGGTAGAACCAATCTTTACCATCGTTAAACCAACGATTGATTAGACAGTATCCACGTTCATTGAAGTAGAACCACTCTCCCTTGATTTGCTTCCATGTTTTCGTAGGATAAGAGCCGTCTGACTCCTCCCACCACCAGCCAGTGGCATTTTGGCGCCAGCCAGCTTCAGATAGGCCACCTTCAATGTCTTTCTTGAATTGTTCACGACTGATGCCCCATTTGGCCAAGTAAGGATATGGATCAACATGGTCACTTGCATTTCGTGGCTGGTTATAAGTACAGTATTGGTGCGTCTTAATTCCAGCTAGACTGTCAGAGTCAAGTGTTTTCGGAATTCCAGCTTCGTCTGCAAGATTCCGCAGAAGTTCAACATAGAGCTTATAATCGCGCATGAACTCTTCTTTGGTTTCATGGCTCTCAATCAGTTCAACTTGACCGTATCCTTCAACGTTCCAGCCACCACCTACGTCCCATGCTCCACGATCAGTGTACCAGGTTTGCATCACACGACCATTACCAACGACGTGAGAGAAGAAACCAGAATCAGCTGGTCTACGCATGTGATAATCTGCTTCATTTTGAGCGGTGGATCGTGAATTTCCAGTTGAATGAGCATGAATCTGACGATATGGTTGCTCTCCAACCTGTGGCAAATCAGTTCTTAGTCTACTTGTATCAATATCCATGCTTATTCCCCTTTCCAAGCATCGTTCATTTGCTTCACTGCTGACTCAACGAACGTATCAAGATCGCGGTCAGTCATACTGATATTGTATTTTGTAAGCTCAGCACGGATTTTAGTGCGGGCTTGCTCCAGCTTCTCTTCACCTTTGTAGCCAGTTTCAGAAGCGATCTGCTCCACTGCGTTGACTGCGTTCTTAGCAAGGATTTCAACGATTTTGATAGTCTTTTCTCCGCCTTTTCGTAAAAGATAATCTTTTACTGCTTTTACGATACTGCCTGTTGCCACTGCTAAAAAACCTGTAGCAAATGCAATAATGATTTCGTTAAATTCTGACATGTGTTATTCTCCTTTGTTTTTATCTTCGTCTTTTTCGAGTAAGCGCTGAAACGCTTTTAAAATTGGCTGAAAAAGAGTAACATTTCCTTTTAGTTTGCGGTAGTTTTCAACAAGAGATTGAAAAGTAAATGCGATGTATCCGAGATAAATCGAGTACAAGAATGCGAAGCCTGTCTTTTCTGGCAAGAGTACGGACATTGGGATAAGTATCATCAGCAAAAGGACTCCTAAAATTTTGCGAAGGAGCCCATTGATACCGATTTTGCTCTTGTACTCAATATCAGGATTTGCAATAGCAGCAATCGTTCCAGTCAGGAAATCAATGATTTCCATTGAAACAATCAAAGCAAGAGCGTACAAGACCAGACCATCTTCGGTCTGGACTACGCTTCTGAAAAAATTAAAAAATTCGATTTGCATATATCTCCTTTCTAATCAATCCGTGGCATGACAATGGTCAGAATACCTTTTTGGAGCATCTCAGCAAGAGGTTGCTCTTTCCAAGTGTACCCCTCTGATTCCTGCATCTGGAATTTCAAGATGGTCTGTGTTTCCTTCGGCCATTTTGGATTCGTGTCGTAAGGGTAAGGCATTGATACGATGTCACCGTTCACATAGCGACGGTCTTTGACAAGAGGCTTGATGAACTGCGCAACCTTGCTGTAAGTATTCGTTGACATGCCACCGTTTTGGCCAATTGCAAGTGCAATGAGAACTTCAGTAATTGCTGATACGCTATCGATGTTCTCTTTGTTCGCAGTCAAGTCTGTCTTAGCTTTGGCCTGAGACTGAACGATTTGTTCAATCTCAGCTTGCGCCTTCACAATTGCTGAGCCTGGATCTAGTTCAGCCTTGATGATATCAAGCACTGCTTGAATCAAGACATCCTCTTGCTCAGTCGTGCGGTCTCCCGCAAGCTCACGCATGTTCGTGCTATAGCGATTGCCTTCTGACAAACGAATTTCAACCACGGTCTTGAGATTATCCCCAAAACCACGAGTGTATGGCTTACCTGCCAATTCATAGTTATTGATTGCCATTTACCATTTTTCCTTTCACTTCTTCAAATTTTGCTTTGAGTTCGTCGTCTGATTCAATGATTCGTTTCATCTGCTCGAGCTCCATCGCAGTTACTGTATAGAGAGCTTCTAACGTAGCTGATTGAGTAGCTTCTTTGCTGATTTTCTCGCTAAGCGACTTAATCGCTAGACTGCTGATTTGTTGGTCTTGTTCATTCATGCTGTTTTCTCCATTTTTTCTATTTTTTGATTGAGCTCTTGAATTGCCTTGATAAGATAAGGAACCAATTCAAATGTTTTGTAAGAGTACGCACCGTCAGGGTTCTCATAGAATGCTTCAGGAGCATATTTTTGAACATCTTGCGCCATAATACCGCAAGCGATATCCTCGATTTCGCCATCGTATTCTTTACGATAACTGTACGTCTTGAGTTGCTCGATAATATCAAGGCCTGAAACTTGGCTATCTTCGATATTTGACTTATAGCGACGGTCTGAGATTTCTTTGTTAAGAGGTATCCAATCGTAAATGGTAGGCGTTGTATATAAATAAAGATACCCGCCTGATTTTTCAAATTTCTTATAATTTGGAGAAGAAATCCAGTATCCTCCTTGATTTTTTTCTTTGTCCGTTTTATAAAAAATTTCACCGGTTACCTCCAAGCTCCCGTTGATCTTCGGGACATTCCAAAAATACGCTCGATTATAACAGTGCATCTCGCCTGTTCGTTTAACGAACCAAGCAGTGTCACCTGCTTTCCCCCAATCATTTCCCCAGTTCACCCAAAGCGCCGTCTGGCCCCATTGAGTGCTACCATTACTCATACCAACCGCAAACTGGTTTGTTCCAGTAAGCCAGTAAGTCGAAGGGTCCTTATCGTGTGTACCAATTTGGAATCCACCAATTTTACCTTTATAACCTTCAAGCAAAGTCGCAGATACTACTACGGACCGAAGCTTATTGATGAAGGCAGTCTTTGAAGCAAGAGTGTTCGTGAAGATATCGCTTGAAACGAACAACCGAGCCATGGCTGAGTCCATGATTAGCTTATCAGCTGTGATAGTATTCGCTCCGATGATTTCAGCGTTTAGCTTAGCGAAGTTACCCTCACCAACGAATAGTCGTTTAAAGTAACCATCAATCGCAGTGAGTTCATCAAGTAACGTTTTACCCTTTAATCGAATCTTTTCTGCCTCAATTAAAATTTGATTGTCTGCAGCGTTGATTTGCTCAGTGATTGCGCCAGCGCTTGTCAAATTTTGAAACGCAAACGAACCTTGAAGTAAGCTCAGTTTGGTTTGAGTAGCTTCAAGAGTCTTGTCTGTCTCTAAGGTCGCATCTTCGGGCGCTGGTTGCCATTTACGGTCAGTAGAACCTTCGTAGAAATCCAGCTCTGTCATGAATAGACCACCCCATTTGTTAGGATTGTTGCGTTCATATTCAAACTGTAAATAACCATCATCATAGTCCCCAACATTAAATTTGAAGGATTTTTTGACCGCTCTACCGTTATCAAAAACTGCACCGTCCAACCATCGAGGCTGACCATCAAATACAAGCTGTTTTTGCTCAAAATCCGCACTTGAGCCTTTTTTACGCTTGCAAAAATACACTCTAAAATATTTTGAGTTGTTGTCAAAAGCTAAAATATTGAAAATGTAGTCTGCATTTCGTTTCACGATGAAACGTGAGCTTTTAACAACTGCTCCTGGGCGCAATTCAAACATGCGCTTTTGTCCGTTAAAGTAGTAAGTATGAGCCGTAAAACTTAAACGCCCATTCGCTTCTGTCCAATGCTTCAGACCGTCGTCCGCCCTCGAATTTCGTAGCATATTCGGTCCGCCAGCGTTGGCATATTTGCCAACCTCGACTTGAAACAGCTGGCTAGTCATGGCCATACGTGAGACTTTTTCAGCGATGTCAGACTCGCTACTACCAATAATGCGCTCATAGAGCTGATTGGTTTCTTTCACTCGCTGAAATTCGACGAGATCAGCCTTGTTATCAAGTTGACTTCTCAACTGCTCACTAATTTGCTTCGCTTCCTGAGCAAGCAGGGTATTCGCTCCGACTTTCGATAAGGCTTCATCAGCCTTTTGCTTGATTTCATTTAAACCTGCGCTATCAAAGTCACGAAAACGTTGGTCGATTGTGTCAGAAAGTTGTCTTTGAACCTCTTCCGCTTTTGCTTTGGCTAGTTCAATACCGTCAGAAATTTCCTGTCTAAGCAATCCAGCCTTATGATCAAAGTCTAAGTCAGCATTTTGAAGAGCTTTTTCAAGGGCAATTTCTTGAGCTGACTCTGTCACTCCAAGAATTGCATCGGCTGCGCTAGATAGCCCACCAGAAGCTCTAGAACCACCAGTTCCTGCCTTATCATCAAAAGTCAGAGAGATATATTCTTCCTTCAAAGCGTCGAACTCATAAGCAATAGCTTTCTTGAAGGCATCAACATTGTGTTTCCAGCTCTTGAGATTGACCGTATCACCCATGTGAACAACTTGCCCATCAAGTTCGTAGGCTTCAATTTTGATAGCATCAGAGACCTTGTCAATGCCTTGATTTGTAAATTTAGCCTGTGCCCACTTCTTCAACTCTTCAATGGTCTTGGCATTGTTGTTTTCATACTCTTTTTCATTGATATAAGGGTATGAGTTGATAAGAGGACTATCAACAGTTACTCTGATAGTCGTTTCCTTTTCGGAACCTTCAGGTTTAAAAGTCGATTTGGCATGAATTCTTGTGACAACATTCTGACTATTTTTTGTGCGTTGGTAGTCCTTCAGATTCTTGTGTGTCGTGATAACAACACCACGATTCTCACCGCGGCTTTTCTTGACAGTCATCGCAAAGTTATCACGAACCAGCTCACCTTCCCATGTACCAACTATACTGTGCTTACCGTCCAGCAATACAGAGTACAGAGTTTCTGTTTCAGTCGTGTTGAAGGTCCTACGGTCCTGTATATCGCTATTGAAAGAAAAATCTCCCAAAGCGGTTTTGGTGTTTTGAACCATGCGAGAAAGAGCCATGCCACAGCTCTGACTAGTCACGCTCACTGGTGTGATAGAACGTTGCATCACATCGTCTGAAATGTGATAGGCTGTGATTTCTAGATAGTCATTGTGTTCAACAGGTTTCTTGATACGAAATAGCTGCGCACCAAGAACAGGAGTCGGCGCTTTTATTAACATATCTTCTTGGATAAGCTGATAAATACCTGAGTCAGAAATAGGATATTTCACATTTAGGGTGAAATCGCCATTCATGATCTCTTTAACAATTGCAGAAGTCGCTTCATGAAGTG